TCATTGTTGTGACATGCCTCGATGATCTGCTCCCACGTGTTGTTGGCAAATACCGGGTCGTAGCTCGGCTTAAACGTAATGTCATACCCCGTCCCGTCGATAAGCGTCCTGCCCTTCTTGACGCTGTAGCTCGTACCGTTGACGAGGCACTTGCCGCCCTTCACGTCGTAGGCAGTGCCGTTGATTAGCGCTTTGTGTGCCATGCTGCCTCCTTACGAATAAACCCAGTTGATCGCGTAGTTTTCCGTGGGCGTGGTCTCAACGTTCACGAGCGTCTGCTTGACAATGTTGCCGGATGCAATGTAGTCGCTGCCGCGTGTCGCCGCCGCCAGTCCGCCCGAGCCATTGCCCTTGATGAGAGAGGTGGTGGAGGGGACGGACGGGATGACCGTCGTGTCTGGAAGCGCGCCTACCTCAGAGGCCGTATAACTCGGTTTAGTCGCCGCCTTTGCCCACTCAGGCACGGTCGGGTCGGTTTCCTTGTAGCTCTGCAAAGCACTGTCCGCTTTGCCCAAACTCGTCTGCACATCTCTTGCAAGGTCGGATTTGGCCACCGTGGACTTAAACGCCAGACTGCCGAGGTCGGCGAACCATTTTGCGATTTTGCCAAACAGCACGGAGAGTTTTTCGCCCGTCGCAACATTTGCGCGAGTACTTGCTGCCGTAAATGCCGCCGTGACGTTGCTGCCGTCGCCGGTCTTGTCCAGCTTATTGACGAGCGCCGAGTACACGCCGCCAGACTGCACAGGATTCGCGCTGCCCTGCGTAGGCGTTGCGTCAGTAGTCACCTTGACATCCTTGATAGCATTGTCAACGTATGCAAAGATGTCCTGATGCTTGTTGTTAGGGTCATACACAGCCGCCAGCATATCACCCGAGCCAGCACCGGCAGCGCCACGGCAATAGCCCGCATCGTAGCTCGTGCCGTCCGACAGCGTCACAATAAGGTGATAGTCGCTCTGCCGAATGGTGATGTTGGTAATCGTGGGAGCATCCGTGCCGGGATTGCCCTGTGGGCCAATTTCACCCTGAATACCCTGCTTACCCTGTTCACCCTGAATACCCTGCTTACCCTGTTCACCCTGTTCACCCTTTTCCAGCACAAGGTTGAGCACCTGATTCGGGGCTTCTCCGGTAATGGTCGCGCTCGCCACCTTGCCGGACGTGACCGAGCCGATGGTCAGCACGTTTGCGGGGCCAGTCGCGCCTGTTGCGCCGGTGTCACCTTTGCTGCCCTGCGGGATACCGAGAGCCAACGTACCAGTCGACTTGTCGTAAGTCGCCGTTGCTGAGCTTCCTGCGGGCAGCGTTGTCACCGTGACCGATACAACGCTCAGCGTGACAAACTTCAGCAGCGTTTCGCCTTTCAGCATCTTCGCCTCGCCGCCCTGCTCAAGCACAAACTGGTCTTCGTTAGTGATCTGTAACGCTTGCGTGAGGTCGGAAATTGCTTTATCAGCCATCGGTTGCCTCGCTTTCTTCGGGCGCTTTCGCGGTTTCGGCTTCGCCGTCCTTTACTTTTTTTGCTTTCTTTTTTGCATCCTCAAGCTGATATTTCAGCGCGACAAGCTCGCGCTTGTCTTTCTCCTGCTCTTCCGCCTCGCGATGTAAAATCTCATAAGCCTTTTGAATCTGCGCCTTGACGACGCTGATCTTGCCCGCCTCCGAGCCCAAAACCAACGTGTTATTCAGCGTGTCAAACGCGTTGCTCAAAAGTTCCATTGCTTCTTTCATGCCGATGCCTCCAATCTTCTAATCCGCGCTTCCTGCTCGCGCACCTTGGCCCACAGAATTGGGATAAACTCACTGTACCGCAGAAAATAGGTCTCGCTGCCGTCATCAAGCTTGGCCGCCGCCCAGCCCGCGAATTCCTGCGAATCAATGCCGCACGCGCGCATGGCGTCCTCTACCTCCTGCGCGATGAAGCCTGTGTGATAGCGTCCGCTCGTGCCGCTGTTCAGCTTGTAGCGCTTCGGCTCGACGAGCTCAAACATGCGCACGTACTTCACCGGCAGCGCCTCAATGCTGTTCTTGATGTTCCGGTCGGACCCGTTCAACTCGTTCGTGCTGCAATAGATCGTGCTCCAAACAAAATTTGGTGCGCCAAGATTGTACCAGTTATCTGCATTCGGGGCGAAATCGCCGCGGCAATCAATGAAGTCGTAGTCGAAATTGAGCGCTGATCTTCCGTTATTCCCCGACAGATACAGGTTTCCGCTCGTCGCGTTCAACTCCATCGCCTTGCTCTCGAGCGTCATTTTGTAGTCCGCCGTGCTGGCGTACTCCGTGTAGATGTCCCCACAGCGTCGTCCCTCATCATTGCGCACGGTGATCCTGTCCCCTTCAATCTCCGTCGCCGTCAGCGTGCCGTCAATGTTGACGGCGTCAACGTGCAAGTCGATCGAACCGGTCGAATCAACGACAACACCATTACTGAGAATTTTGAACGTCGTACCGCTGCTGCTGCTCGATACGCTCAGCGTGATCTTGTCAATGCTCTGGTCGATCATGCTCTGTGCTATGCTGCCGTCGATCTTGCCCGAGACAGTCGTGCGCAAGCCGTTGATATCGGCCTTGATGTTGGTAATGCTGCCGTTGAGGCTCGAAATATTGGCCTCAATGCCGTCAATGGACGTCGACAGCGACGTCACGCGCCCATCAACGCCCTTGACCTTGAGCATGATCTCCTCGCTGGTCTTGGTGATAGTCGAGCGTGTTTCGGCAATCTTGCGATTGAACTCTTGTGTGATGTACCCCTCAGCTGGGTATTCGTCTTCCATCTCTGCTTCCCCGGGGGAAGAAATACCCGCGTATCCGCGCCCATCATCAGAGAGTTTAGAAAGCGGCGAATAAATGCCCCCAACCGTCACGCCGTCGCCCAGCTCTGCCGCCGGATCGATGTTTGCCGCGCCTGCTTCGTACGCCTGATACTGGTAGCCTTTCATGGTTTGCAGTAACGCGCTTACCATTGGCTGCGTGGCGTGAGGGCAACTTGCAATAACTTCCATGCCGGTATCATCGCCCGCCGTCAGGCTGTTTTCATCATCCACAAGCAACGTCACACGGGAAATAGGCTTATACTTGCCGTTGTCGGAAAAACTCGTAATGTCGCCACCGACGTAATATTTATCAGACAAGAATCCTCACCCCTCCAAATGTGATAGCGTTGCCCGCTTCTGTAATGAGATAGTTCGTCTCGGTAGGCATGGACAACAACGGAATAAGCAACAGTTTCCCTGCATCGGTAATAATCCAGTTCCCGCCGTGCGCCGCTGCGATAAAACATAGCTCATTGCGGATGGTGTAATCATTTGCGGGATAGTCGATGGTATATGAGCTATTGAGCACTGTGCGGCTATCCAGCTCCACGCCCATCAACTGGCAAAAGATATTTACAGCGTCAGGCATAGTCATCGGGAAGTTAAGCGACTGTTCTGGCTCCCACACAACGTCAGCCTTTCTCATAGCGTCGTATGCTTCGAGTTCCCAATAATTCCCATCGCAGGAACGGCGGTTGGTAAAAAACACGCCCTTTGGGATCCAGTCTGTCGCCTGACTGCCATTAACAAGCCTGAGATAGCGATTGATCGTCGCGGCGCGCGGGATATTGTCCGCGACGACTGCGAGTTTCAGCGTCGCGCAACAGGCATTGCCGATGCCAAATTCTTCAAACAGCTGAGATTCAACAGAGTGGGAAACCTCCGCGTCTTTCCCGTATTCCACACCATTGATGATAAATTTGTATTCGCGTTCCGTCCCGGGCTTGTGAAGCAGCTCGCGCCACAGCGCACTTGTCGTCTGCCCCATATCACACCTCGATCAAGTTAAACGTCGCGCCGCCCCACACCTCATTGTCGTCTGCTGCTTCTTCGAGCGTGCATTCCATCGACGAGCAATAAAACGTGCTGGTTCTGACGCCATGCAGATCGAGATACTTGGCCGTGACCGTTGTCTCATTAAGGTCATCATCGAGCTTTGCCAGCTTATCGCGAGGCATAGAGCGCGTTGTATAGTTCAGCTTTCGCTTGCTGGTAATCTTGTCACGGCGCATTTTCCCATCTTTTGTGCGGGTGGTCTTATCGCTGTCGAGGTCGTTGCGGCTCCACCCATAACCCTTTGTGGCGATAAAATCGGAGTAGTCCGTGCCGTTGATAATAAGGACTTCCATGTTACTCCTCCTTAGTACAACAGCACGGGCTTACCCGCCGCGCGTGTCATGTTGTTAATGTTCTTCACGGTGCTGCGTGCGATTTCCTTACCGTCAAGCTGGATAACGACCGTAGTTGTACCGCCGCCAGATTCCGCCATAGCCTGCTTAAATGCTTCGACCATCGTTGCAAGCGGCGTTTCGATGTTCGTCCCGCTCTTCTGGTCGCCCAGCACGGCGAGAAATTCTTTGTTGGGCGGAATGACTGCGCCGGTTGCCAGACGCGGAAGATGTACTTCGGAAAGCGAGGAAAGATGCCCCCCGATGCTTTTACCGCCAAGACCCGGAACCCAGCTCGGGACGGTAAACTTAATCGTGTTGATCTTGCTGATAAGCCAATTCAATCCCTTGATAATGGCGTTCACCGCGCTTTCAGCAATAATGACGATGCTGTTCCAAATGCCTTTAAACACCTTTTTGACACCATTCCATGCAGAATTCCAGTCACCAGTGAACACGCCCTTGATAAACTGGATAATGCCGCCAAGGATGTTATCTTTAAGGTTTCTCGCAAACTCGGTCAAATTGCCAGTCAGAGCAAGCACAGCGGTAACTACCGTAGCAATTCCCGCAATCACAAGTGGGATGACACTACCGGTCAGAAAGAAGAATCCCAACCCCGTTGCCACAATGCCAGCAATCAGTAACAGCGTGTTTTTGAGATTTGCACCGTTATCACAAATGTCCTTAAACGCTGTGATAATCATTGCTGCGCCAGCCACTACAAGGCCGATGCCAGCCCCAACTTTGCCGAATGCGATTGCAAGCCCCCCGGCAAGCGCCGCTGTGCCTGCAAGCATTTCAAGCAGATTCCCCCAGTTAACGCCGTTATTCCATGCGTCGGATAAGCCGTCCCACAGAAGAATCAATCCTCCAACCGCGATAAGGATGCCGCCGAGCTTTTGCAGAATAGTGCCAAGCACACCCGGCAAGCTGCTGCTGATTTTCCACAGCGCTAATCCTGCCGCAATGAGCATGACTGCATCGGCGATTTTTTTTAAGCGGTCGCTGATGTCGTCCATGTAGCTAAAGTCCGGAGTGATTGCGTCAGCGGATGCGCCACCGCCCGCATCGTTTGCGGTATCGGTGGAAATCTGGTTGATCTCATCAAACGCCGCAAGCTGACTTGCCGCTTTCTTCGCGGCACTGCCCGTTCCCTTTAATGCGCTGGTCTCTTTGTTTAGCGCCTTTGCCGAGTTAGCAGTTGCCTTGACGCTCTTGCCAGAGATAAGCGCCACAAGACGCGTGATTTGCGAGACTACTGCCGTAATAACTTTTACAAGCAGTGTAAAGGCGGGGACAATTACGCTTACAAGAGGCTGTGCCAGCGTCAAAAGCACTCCTTTAAGCTGCGCAAC